TTTGTCAACCTTTTTTGCATTTTTTTTTCAATTTGTTTCAAATATTAGAGTTTTAAGTTTTTTTTCAGTTGGGATAAACCCAAGTGTTTGTTGGATTAATTCTTCAAGGTGGTCAAAATTACCAGAAGAGAATCGAATGAGTTGTTTAGAGGCTTTAGATTCAATAAGTTTGTAAGTACAACCATGTGAAATTGCAAATTGGTCGAGTAAGTCTAGAGATTTAGTAGGGATGTGAAGTTGTATGTTATAGACCATGTTTCTTTCCTTTCATTTGATTAGGGGTATATTATAACATAACAAAATCGTTTTGTCAACATTTATTTTAAATTTGTTTCAAATTAAGCTGCAATCTTTGCAAGACGTTCTTTTCTGTAATTCAAAGCATCATCTCCAAGATAGATGTTACCATCTTTTGCTCTAAACAATGTAGCTAATGAAGCTTCATCATCTTTTGCTCTTTGAATAAGTGAGAACTCAGCTTGTTCTAAAGTGATTCCACCAATTTGTACAAAGTCAAGTAGCATATCCACAAAAGGGATTTCGCCATTTGATTGCCAAACTGTAAGGCCATCTACTTGAGCAGTCTGTTCAAATTGCATCTCAATGCTTTTTGAGAAGATGTTACCCTGTGGGTCAGCTCTCAGTTGGTCGGTGAATAGAACTTCACCTGTGAAAGTTTTGTTTTCGTCATACTGTGAAGCGAAGCCAAAACGTTGTTTAGTGACAATGTCACCATTGATTGTTACTTCGTTTGGAAGAATATTCATTATGCAGCCCTCTTGTTGTATCGGCCTCGGCCTGACCAGCCGACTCTTTGGACAGCTTCCATTGGAGAAGTTTCTGATGAAACTTTAAGGTATTCCTCAACTGTATAGTTATCAACTAAGCAATTGATGTAAGATTTATATGGCTTTGAGCCGTACTTGAATCTTGCAATAAAAGATGGCTTTACTTTACCTACCCAAGATGGGTGACAGTCAGGATGTACTTCGTCCATAGTCTTAGAACCGATGTAATCGCCTCTGTACATAAGGTACATTCCGTCCCATGTAAATTCTGTTTTGTCAAATTTTGTCATAATAATTCCTTTCCATTTAATTTAATATGAGTCTATTGTAACACGCTATTAGGCAAATGTCAACCCTTTTCGTAAAAAAAGTTGAAATTGTTTTAAATTATTTGAATTATATGAGGAAAATGAGGCAAAATAGACCTACCCACCATAACCAGTGGGCAGATTTTATTTCTTCGATGATTTTCTTAATCACTTCTTATCCCAGTTCTCGTTGAGCACGGTTTGGGCTTTATATAGAAGATTAGCATCAGCTTTTGTTAAGATGTTCAACATATATTGCTTTTCATGTTTGAAAGCTTTATGGAAGAACTTTTGGTCATGCTTGATTATAGATTCAGCATTAGACAAAAGGTCTGCTATTTTAATTGTTTGGGCCTCGGGTGGTCCTAAAGCAAAATGGTCAGCATCCATCTTCTTACGAAACGCACGGTTTCCGTCTTCCTTATCGGAGACGTTTGTGCAATAGTGTACATATTCGGCAACAGTATAGCCAAATTTTTCTTTGATATCTCTTAATGTAACTGGAGTATCTTCTACAACATCGTGTAGTAAAGCTGCAGCTATCATTTCTGTTGTAGCTTCAACTTCTTTTTCTAGAATATCTGCAACATGAATTGGGTGAACAACATAAGGTTCACCAGTATATTTTCTGCGTTGATCGCCATGTGCTTCTATAGCAAACATTGTAGCGTCACTTATTACTTTTCTGTCTATCATACTCGTTATTATAACATGCTTTAAGTAGTTTGTCAACCCCTAATGTATTGTTTGGTTTCCATTCTCAAATAGTATTTCTAACATATCTGCAGATTCTTTTATGTGGCCAGATTTAACTATATCGACAACACTTGGAAATTCTGAATCAGTCATAACTTGAAGTGTTGTTAATCTTCTTTGTTTAGAAGGTGCAAACATATCTCTTGCAAAACTTTCTGCTGCACGTTCAGTTCTAAATGAACATGCTGTTGTTAAATTGAATGGATTATTTGTTGCAAAACATGCAAAGACTCTACCATCACCTTCGTAACCTAACTCTTCGCCATCGTAGGTACCAAGGAATACTCCCATCTCTTCATCAGCTAAAATGTATCTTTTCTTTTTCATGCAGTTCTGAGTATTTCTCCCTTACAGCTTTGAAGTGGTCCAAATATTCATTCGTATCAAATACAAATGTTTGTGGATCGTTATCATCTACACCAATAAAAACAACTCCTTTATTGACTTCTTGTCCAGTCATTTCAGTAAAAGCTTTTGCATAGAATGCGACCTGCATGAAATAACCTGTAATGTCGGATTCCTTTTTAAGCCTACGAGACGTTTTAAAATCAATTACGGCAAGTTCTCCTTCCCATTCTCCAATACAATCTACTTGACCTGCAGTCTGTAGTTCGTCACTATAAAGAAAACATTCTTGGAACCAAACATTACTAATCTTGTCATCTAGTACTGGTTTCATAGAATTGAACATATACATGTTAGAAGGTTGTACACCTTCTTTCCAATCTTCTTTGTTATCTATATAGTTTTCACAGATTTTATGAACTGCAGTCCCACGCCTTGAAGCTTGAGATGATATGCGATTTGCAACATCTTCTCCTACTCTCTTACGCCATGCAATAATTCCTGCTTTACTTAAGATACTAAGTACTGTTGTTACTGAAGGATAGGCTTCACCTGTGGGGGTGAAATATCGTCTGCCTTCTTCTGTTGTTTTTCTTGTTAATTTTGGTAAATCAATACCATGTTCAAAATGCTTAAAAGCCATAATGTATTTTCCGTTCTATTGTTCTAGGCTATATCAACTGTTCTGGAATCACCTAAAAACTTTTCTCTAAAGGAATCTGCATCAGCTGCGATTTCAAACATAAATGTATATTCATCAGCTTCAACATCAAGAGCGTGGGTGTAAGATTTTTCATCTACATTTCCTTGAATCCAATCAAAACATTCTGATTGAATCCCGCCACTTACTTTCACTCTAAAGACTTGTTTGGTTAACCATTTTAGTCTATAGTCGTCTATTGTTTGTTGTATCATAATTATTTTACCTTAAAGGATTTTGGAGGACCGAAGTCCTCCCTGTAATCTCCTTTTATTTATTATGCGACTGCATAGTTTTGTGCACCATCGGTAATCTGACGCACTGTTCTATTACTTGTTTCTTTCGCAATAATATATTCTTTTACCAATCCGCTTCGTACGATATCTTCAATTCCAAACTTAATTACGCTGAAACTGTCGATTCTATTTAAAACCTTCGTAAAACTTTGAAGGCCAGAAATATCATTTCGATGTCGGTTACCTGCTAAATCATCTTGAGCTGTGTCACCACAAAAGATAATTTTACTAGTTTCACCAACTCGAGTGATAATACTATCGAGCTCGTGGTACGTCATACTTTGACATTCGTCTACAATAATAATTGAGTTATCGAATGTTAATCCTCTCACAAATGATGAAGTCATAAACCTAACTTGATTTTTCTGCTTCAGTATATCCCAAGCATCTCCTCTACTGAATAAATCATTTACGATATCAGAATAAGGCGTAGCATAAACAGCTTCCTTTTGAGCTTGTGAACCTGGCATAAAACCTTGTTCTCTAGTTTGAACTGCAGAGCGTACAATTATTACTTGGTCATATTCATCTTTGTTCATAATATCATTTAGTCCTAAGTAAAGTGCACACATTGTTTTACCAGTTCCTGCTGTGCCAACCGCAGCTATATTATAGCCATTTCGATAATCAGAAAATAATTCCGCCTGAGTATCTGTGATTGGTTGAATGGGACGCATACTAAACTTCCGGTCTAGTGTTCCATTCTTAGTAGCAGTTTTTCTTCTCTCCTTTTGCGAGATACGACGTTTGTTGGACATATACAATCTCCTTGTTGATGGAAGATAAATTTCTATTTCCAGTCATTTATCTTGTTTCCTGTGTAACTTTTGTTTTGTTTCATAGACGAAAGTATATCACGAAAACCTTGGTCAGGTTTCATTCGACCAAGTCTTGCGGCTTCAATCACGGGGTTTGTCGCAGATATGATTTGTTTAAGATGGGGATTATCTTTAAGGTAAGGTTCTCTTTCCGAGAGTTTTAGAAATTTCTCGAAGGTTTCACCTGTATCGGTGTTTTTAAATTCGTATGTTGGCATTAACTAACTATCCAATTTATCATAAGTTTATTTATTATGAGCCGGTCACCATTTCGTAAATTTCTTTCCAATTTTTTACTTTTGGAATGGAATCGTTTTGGTAACCAACATTAAATAAATGTTCAATAAGTACTGACCTGAGTCCTAAGTCATAACCACATTCTGCATTCAGTGGTTTATCTTCGACCCAAATGCAGCCACTATCTTTATAAGGTAGTAGACCATCATCTTTGTCAGCTCCGCAATCTAGACAGACTATCTTTTCAAATACAGACGGACCAAAGAGTTTCTCTAAGTTCTGCTGTCTGAGTTTTCCTGCATAGAAGTCAGTACTTAGACTTGTAATACAATGGAAAATATAGCCTTCTTCATGTAATCTTTTAACGTACTTAATAGCATCTCTTAAACCAGGAAGGAATCCAATCCTTGCTGATTCGTTAAACTGCCTTACAAGTACTCTACTTTCGGCTTTAGTAAGGTCAAACATCTCAGCGATGTCATATACGCCTTCTTTAACAACTTCGTAGTTATTCTCAGCCATCCATTTGACGAATGAGTATTTCCAATCTAGTAGGACACCATCGCAATCTACTAGTATTAATTTTTCTGTTCTATGGTCCATAATTTATCCTTTTCCTATTCATTATAATGTATTGTAACATGTTTTAATGTATTTGTCAACCTTTATTTGAATAGTCCTTCAATGTCCCAGTTGTCAACATACTGGTCAATCTCAGGCTCACCAGTCCACTTTATTTCTCTGTTATAGGGATTATATTGGTCCCCAGAAAAGTAATCTTCATAACAAACCAGTTCTCCTGGTACAAGCTTGTACATTTCTGCCATATACTTATAATTATCAACAAGTTGGTTAACAAGAGCTTCTATCGACATAGTTGTTTTGGCATGAAATACTGGGTCATCTGGGTCCATTGTAGCTTTGTATGGCTCTGGAGTTTGACCAGCTCCACCAAGATGTAATTGATACATTCGTTCAACATGATCGCTTTCTTTCGTTTCATATGTTAAAGGTATTTTTGTAATAAAACCTGTTTGGCCAAATGAACCATCACGCCGAACAGCTAACCAACTTTTAATTTGAGCTCTAAAATCACGACGATAAAGATAATAGACCTTATCAGCATGCTCTAGAATAGTTTGTATCTGAAACATATCGACATCTGTTTTGTAATGATATCTTTTGTTGAAATGAGTTGGCATAATTTTATAACATGCTTTCTCGTTACCAAGTCTTAACTCATCAAATATGTTCCAATTACTTAAAGCATGGGTTACAATATTGTGGTCTTTATATGAGTATTTTGCAGTGAAGTCGGCAGTGTTTAATAGTTTGCCAATACCATGTGGTTTCTCATGCGAGAATAATTCACCTTTATAAGGTAAGTCAAACTCTTTTGCTTTTTTCAATGTGAAACTGGTACTACCTGTTCTGAAATTAGTCAGGATAGCTACATTAGTCGCCATACTTATCTTTTAGTCTTTGTTTACGTTGGGTTTGTTTTCGCTTATTTTTACGTTTTTCGTTTAGACGGTTTTCTTTACTGGGGCTAGTTCCCCACCCGTCACCTTTGCGATACTCTTTAAATCGCTTCGGCATTGCTACATTCCTTCTATCGCATATCCATCGGAGAGGTGAAAAGGTCTGGGAAAGCTTCTTCTAAAGTAGCTTTGGTTAATCCTTTAACCTTTGTGTGAGATAACATATTGTTAGCTAACAGTTCAGCATCTTCATTGTCAACAGCTTCTAAAAGACTAATAAACAACTCTTCTCGCTTTACTGGTTTCATGCTATCATAACCACCGCCTTTGAAGAATATTTTTAAACGTCTTGCTTCTCTATAAAGCATAGTTTTTGCTTCATCTTCAAATTCGTTTGGTTTCCAAGGTGGAGGGCTATCGGGTAAAAGAAACTCAATGGTTTCATCGTAAATTAAACGAAGTACATTACGAAAAGGTACGTTATCGTTTTGTTGTAGCCATGCTACTTTATCTGCTTTTGTTTTCTTTTTAGGAAGTTCAGATAGAACCTCCGTCATTGATAATCTAATTGCCATTTTAAAAATCCTGTATATCTGTAATCAAGTTTTTCAACTTTTTCTTAACAAAGAAGTTAAAGAGATGTTCGCGACCAACTTCTTTTGCATTATTAAATTGCTCAAGAATCTCATCTTTGAAATTTTGAGGAACCAAGCTCAGGTCTATCATTTGCTTGTTTCTGTTTAAACGCAGTTTTGTTTCTTCGTCCATTGTTTCTGGCTCAGTTAAAAACTGTGTAATTCTTTTCTTAGTCATTGGTCTTTGTCTTTCACCGACAGCTAAGCAATTGTCAGCACTTAGTATATTAGGGATGCCATCTCCAACATCACCTTTTAGAATGTGCTCTTCCAAATATTTATCAGGATCGTTATGTCTTACCCATTTCTTTAGAACGGGATTATATTGGTCCACGTTACCATAAGTTTGTAATTGAATAAAGTCTTTGTCACCAGAGAGTACTAATATCTTTTCAGCACCAGTATTCATTACTGTACCATGTTCATGTACAAGAGTAGCAATAATATCATCTGCCTCACATCGCTCTATACTAATAACTTTGTAAGGAAAAAATTCTTCAATCTCTGCTCTAATACCATGGATAACTTCAAAGAGTTTATTCCAATCCATATCAGAAGCATCACGACCTTTTTTACGATTAGCTTTATAGTAGGGGAAGTAGTCTCGTCTCCAAACGTTTGGGTTATCGCAACAGAGTACAATTTCGCCATACTCTTTGTGAAACTTTTTACGATTGAAACGAACTGAGTTTAAGAACATATGACGAATAAGATTTTCGTCTGGTTCCACGTTGTGATGATTTCCTATACTTGCGAATAGTGAAGCCATCATTACTTGATTGTAGTCTAGTAATATCATATTTTATCCATAATTTAATTTAAGTGAGGTATATTATATCACACTTCGTCGTCGTTGTCAACCCCTAAGTCTGTTAGATTGGTCTTTAAACCACCAACAGTATGAGCTCCATCCGACTCAAGTACTACTACATTAGTTAAAGCAAACTCTTGAAGTGGATGTTCCACTCCCAATGTTTGTAAATGTAGAGCTTTGATCGCCTCAAATATTAGAATCATATTAGGAAAATACTTTTCCATATCTGAATCAAAATCACAATTAGCACGAGCCATTTCGTGTAATACATTTTCCCAAATAATTTCTGCTAAATCATTTGCATAATTTTCTTTATATGCAGAAATCTTTTCACCAACTTCAGCTGCCGTCATCGGCGGGTCTGAAATTAGTCTTGGAAATTGTACAACGTTATCCTTGTCCGCCATTAGTTAAGTTCCTTAAAATTGTGTTCCACATTACTTGGAATGATTGAACACTGTTTCTTGCTAGATTGAATCTATCAGAATATGTAAAACCATTAAAATAGTTTTCATTCTGTTTCATACTTTCTAACACTTGTCTTGCTACTGAGAATGCATAGTTAGCGTGAACCTGTGGGTCCTCATTCCAATCATACATAATAGTTGCATTTTGTGCTGTTTCAGGTAATGCACCATAATTTGGATGGATACAAATAACCTGACTTTTAATTGCTTCAATAAGTGCAATACAACTTGTTTCTTTCCAAATATTTGGATATAGGAAAATATGAGCATCATCAAGTGCTGCTAAAACTTCTTCGTTAGATTTAACTCCGTGATATGTCATATTTGGATGTGCTTCAATGTTTGTAAATAAACCTTTATAAGCTTCGTTACGTTGTTCCCATCCATAAATTTCAAAACCAGAATAAACATCTAAATGAATATTTGGATATTGTTTAGCAAGAGCATCAAAGATTGGTACTAATAATTCCAATCCACGATGTGGTGTTGTATGATAAACAAACTTGATTGTATCTAATGGCTTTTCTTTTGGAGCAAATTGTTTTTCAATTGCATTATAAATCACTGTACATTTACTATAAGGCATACCAAATCTTACAATGTATTGGTCACGTTGCCATGCTGATACAAAAACAAAATGGTCAAACTTTTCCCAACCACCATCTGCAAGAATCTTATTCTCTGGGTCTTCAGCTAAGTCGTGGCACCATAAGATATTTAATACATCATCTTTCAGTTCACGAGGTCTGCTCAAATGAACAGCTACCTTATCTTGTAAATCTTTATCTACGAGGTCAACAAAACGTTGCCTCATCATTTCAGTTCCACCATTTGCATTGGCAGATTGTTCTGAATTAATTACTTCACCTTTATACACGCAACTCATTTTTACTCTCCAGTTTTGCATTCACTGATTCTTTTAAAGAATCCGCATAATCTCTTAATGTGTTAATTGTTGTGTGAACATGACCAGTTGCTGTTGGTCTAATTTGTTTTTCTAAATCGCTAATCACAATTTGTACTGCACACAGTTTTTCTAAATCATTCATATTTCGCTTCCTCATAAATGTTGTCTAATGATTTTGTCGACCCTTTTTTTCTCCACCAATCTGTTAAGAATTCGTATGAGTAAATAGCAGAGTCTGCTTGTTTGTTATAATAATATATATTCTTTGAACGGAAGTCAATCACATTCTGATTGAACAATGGGAATGTATACACTGGTCCAAATCCATGCATCACGTTGTTTTCAAATGATGGTGGAGCACCAAGTGGCATCTTATAATGGATTGCAAGTGCTTCATTGTTTTCTGTTTCAATAAAATAATAATCAATAATCTTTTTGGCATATTCTCTTTTGAGAGCATAACATTGTAAGCCATGGTCCCAAAGTCTACGACGACGAAGCATCATTGGTGGATATTCAATAGTCTGTTCGTAAGGATACTCAAATACATTACACAGATGTAATGCTCCCCACTCTACTTCGATTCCTTCAATGAATTCCATTAAAGTAAAGTTCCAATGTTCTACAGGCTCAAAGTCAACATCATCTTCAAAGAATAAACCAATCTCTTCGTTCGTATTATCGTACCACCATTTAATTGTTAATAGATGAGATGATGTAACGCCTTTGGTCATTTCTGCCAATAATCTTGGCTCACCAATAATTTCTATGGAATCTTTATTGTATCTTTCGTAAACATGCACATTGATATCAGAAACTCCAAGCTTACTAAACTCGTTTTCTGTATATGCTTTACGGTCGGGACAATCAATCAGATTGATTATGTTCGGCTTCGGTATGTTCTGTAATTTGCTCAAGGTTGTTATCTTCATTTAACTCATTGTAAATATCAGTTAGAATACTATGGAAGTTTCTGACTGAGCCATTATTATGTACACGATATGTATTGATGTTCATTTCTTCTTCAAGAACATAAGCACTGTCAATAGGTGTTTCGTAGTTAATTGCATATTCTTTTATTAGATTACCATTAAAGTACCTACGGCTATCACTTGAATAGTCATGGCCATCTCTTGTGATTTGAACAATAACAATATTTTCTTTACCGACTCTTTCGATGAGTGGTTCAAGTTCTTCTACAAATCCGCCATCTGCTACAGCGTAATGTATTCCATCTTCAATTTCTTCACTAACCATTTTACCAAAATAGTTTAAACCTTTTTGTGGCTTGATAATATCTTCGGAAACATGAATCATTGCTTCTCTACGAGAATAGTTTTGCAAAGCAAATTCTTTAATCTCTTTACGCTCTCTGTCTTCGTAGCCTTCCATAAACCATTTCTTTTGAACACCAAAATGCTCAATGGTTTCTTTAAATAACTGGTGCTTAAAACTTAATGCTTTAAAACCAAACATCTCTTTATATAAAGATGCAGCTTCGTCTTTACCACTAGCTGGTGGTCCGTTAAATATTACTATCATTATCCTTTCCGTTAAAATGTTCGAATTTTGCGATGAAGTAAGCATCAACAATATCTGAAATTGGATTATATCCCTTTATTATATCAAGTTTGACACGAATGTCAACCCCTGTTTCTTCTTTAAAAGAATCCAACATCATGTCTTTGTTTGCATTACCTTTACCTGTTGCAAACTTTTTAATTTCTGTAGGAGCAGGAACGCTATAAGGTATTCCTTGCTTCCATAATTTGTGTTTTAAGAGTCCACAGTTTTCTGCGATTTGGAAGACTCTTCCGACTGCACCAAAGGCATATCCTTCAATAGCAACTCTACTACATCCGGCGGCAGATATCCACTGTAAACTCCACTCGGCCAGATTATTGAAGCGTTCACAGTCTTCGCTCCACTCAGGATATACTGAACAATTGTAGTTTTCAGCTTCTCTAATTTTTTTCTCATTTGGTACCATGTAATAAAATTTGCAATTCTCGTATTTCCATTCTTCACCTGAATGCACACAAACTGCTGGACTTGTTAAACTGTAATCTACTCCCGCAACGACCATAATATACTCCTCATTAAAGGATTATTTATATTAGTCGGCACGATAAAATATGTGAGAACCTATAGTTCCTACTTGTTGTAGACTTGGAGCCCAGTATGGACTTATAAAAGTTGTGTGATAATGTGTTGAGCCTTCTGTCAATCCACGAAACTTATTTTCGTTAATAATTTGTGATGCAATTAAAACAGATTCACTCCAAGAGTCAGCATCTAAAGGTGTATCACTTTTACCATCGCAATACCAACTGAACTGACAACGATTACGCACAGGTACGAGTTCATTAGGGTCTTTCCAAGAAGGTTTATGTTGTCCTTGGTATATTACCCCACATATTGTTTGTGGGTATCTATCGTCTCGTACTCTATTTAGAACCACATCAGCAACTGCAAATTTACCTGCTAAATTTTCTGAACGAGATTCGTGGTAAATATTCATTGCCATACAGTGTTCGCTTTCTGATAAGACATAATCATAGTCAATGTTTGGTTGTGCTTTTAAATCATAAGCAAAACTCATCACAAGCATTATAACTACTGTTATCCATAGAGGCATAAAGTTCTTATCAAAATTACTTAGTTTCATTTTATGTTTTACTCAGATAAGCATTAAGTAAATCATCGCCTTCGAGTTTAGTACCAAAGACATGAATGAGCTTTCCATTTTGGAATCTTTCGATATGTCCATCTGGATAAGAGAGATCTTGTACCATTCCATCGTCAGTATGTTTTTGAGTTTCTTCTGTTTCATACCACATACTTTTTAAACTATGCATATGTAATCCTGTGGATTTTTGGTTCCATTCTTCTGCTTCAATTGCTTTAGCAAATTTGTCTACCATTTCGGTGTGTTCAGTCATCATCATTCTCTCCATGTATTTCTTTATTTAAATCTTCAAGTGCTTCTTCAAGGTCTTTTAAGTGAGGATATCTTGTATATGCAGGATGTGCATACTTTTCAATATCACGAGTATCTCCTTCAAGCCCTAGATCTTTATCGTCTTTTTTACCAAAGATCTTATCCCAATTATCTGAGTATGCTTTATCATCTCGATTTGTTCTTCGGCCTGAGCCTTTACCACCATGCCACTTACTCATAATGTTCCCAACTGACTCATTGCTTTATGTATTCTATCTAACTCTGGGTCATTTAAATGCCCATAGATTCCGACATCTCCTGAGAAAGAATATTCACTCATAAAATCAAGTGGTGGTTCCACAAAATCTTCTGTCTCTCTATCCATAAAAGCAACTTCCCATAAGTTTGCTTTGTACCCATAAGAACCTGTAAATCTTACAGCTGATACTATGTAATCATCATAGTCAAATTGTATACGTTCACCATCATGCCATGGCTTTCTCTCTGGCCATTTACTCATTAGTCTTCCCTCTGGCCGAAGCCATAATCAATTACAACTGGGAATCTTGGAATTCCATCGGGCGTCTCGTTGAAGTATCTTAATGTAGCCCAATCTGGAGTATTACCATCGTTCCACAATTTTTCTAGTACTTTTTGTGTACCTCTTACTCCTGCTCCGAAGTTTGTTCCATCAGGTTTACGTAATACAAAATGTTTTACATAACCAGCCCAGTTACCTTTACCTTCTAACATTGACACAACTTGAAATTCATCAGTAATAAACTCTTTACGTTTGAGTAAGAATTTACTTCTTTTGTTTTCGTAAGCTTTATCAATTCGTACCATTTGGCCTTCATAGCCATCTTCCATCCACGTTGAGTATAATTCATCAAGGCTATCTTGAGTTTGAGTTAAGATAGTTTCAACCACTTTCACAGAATCAAGCTTGGAAAGTGTCATACCAAGTTTAAAAAACCTGCCAGAGAAGATTAAATCCTTGTGAGAAGTGTCATACATGTCATAAACATGGTATTGTACAAGCTTTTTAGCTTCTAAAGTGTCATACTCTGTAGTTTTTTGTTTACGAACAAGAGATGTAATCTTATTAAAATCATCTTTAAGCTCGTGATTATATAGTTCACCATCAAATGTAAACTCTGGATGTTTATCAAAAATTGGTTTAATCTCTTCCCATATATGTGGGCAACTTGTGATTGGCTTATTTGCTCTTGTCCAAAGTCCACTCTTATTCGCAATACAGCGTATACCATCAAGCTTTGGTTGAGCAATAACAGGAAAGATATCATCATTCTTTTTGTAACCACCAGCTAGCATTGGTTTAAATGCTGTATAAGAGTCAATGTCTTTGATATCTTTAAAATACTCTTTTTCAAGTTTGCGATCGTAAATGCTCATTGCTTCAGATATTGCTTGAGTATGAGCTGTAGTAGAATTTGCACGACCAACATTTTTTGCAACTGTCTTTTTCCAACCAGAAGTTACAAGCTTTCCATCTTGTATTCCTGCTGTACTTCTTGTTGCAGCATCATCATCAGAGTTCCAACCATACTCGATAGTCAATTCACGAACTTTACCTTTCGTATCTCTCTTATATAATGTTGGTAATGAAGATATATTTTGCATGTTACTTTCCTATATGTTTTACGTCTGAGCGTGGTATTACTTGATATGCTCCTTTGTTATATGCAGGAGCTACTGTGAAGTTTTTACTTTGTTCTGCTTTCCAAGAGTGGTCGACAGATTTAACGGGTTTAGTTAATGGTGCTGATGGATAACGCTCACGATGATTTTCTAAAGTCTGTCTCCAGTCATTAGTTACTTCGAGTGGTTTGAAAGAAGATTGGATTTTAGTACGACCATAAGCATAGTCAATATACTGTTGTAATGTGTCGTATCGTAAGTCATGCATACCTTTACGTTTCATGCCACGATTGTGCTGTCGCCATTGCAGTTCCAGCTCTTGCATCTTTGCTTTTGTGATTTTGACTTTACGCTTCTTAGAGCTTATTGCCGATAATCCTCTAGCTAATCCCATAAAATAAACCTCATAATATAAAGAACTATTATAACACGTTCTGTAGCATTTGTCAACCCCTAAGGGAAAATTGGTGGTCGATTATTTGGCGTTCCTTTCCTGTGCAGTATGGTACTCTCCGTGGAGACGTATCGACAGTTCGGGTGTTGCTCCCTAATTCAGTAGGCCGTCGTGGGTCTTAAATGGTAGAGCTATTAACTCCGTGATTCCATCTCGCCGTCATGGTTTATCCCACCAATTTTTTTAACTTTTACCTTCTAGCTTTGTAGCTATATGTTAATCTTTCTTGTGATGCCTTTTTGAGCCATCTCTTTCTGCCCTCTGCAGCTTTACGCTTTCTTTTTGCAGTTGGCTTTTCATAAAATTCTCTAGCTCTTAGTTCTTTTACGATCCCAGCTTTTTCAATCTGTTTTCTAAATTTTCTAAGTGCTATATCAAAAGGCATATCACTTTGAGGCCTTCTATCTTTTGGATGTCTTGGCCCTGGTCTCAAATCAACGGTTCTACCGTTAATTGGTTTATTTTTATTATTGTATCTCATAGGTATTATTATAACATAACAAAAACGATTTGTCAACATGTTTTTGTAATTAATTTAAAATGTTTCTTATAATATATTTTGTATACTATAAGAAACAAAAAAGAGAGCCCTTGTGAGGCCCTCTTCGTAAATCAGTTTGGGGCGGTGAACCTTTATTAACGGGATTCGTCAAGTAGTGTAGAATCGTTAATCGTTGTTCTGCCGCTACCCCGAGCTTAAAGCCCCTATTATTGAAACTTAAAGTCGACTGACTGGCCTAGGACTTACGTCTTACTTTGTTAATATCAGTATTCCAAGTAGGGGTAGCAATTAAGCCTCCTAAATTTCCTAAAGATAAAGACCCTTGACCGCTAAGTCATTGTGTCGTTATAAATCGCAAAATCTATAACCTGTCTCGTTTCAGCACTGCGGGGTTTCTCTCCCACTATGGTATCAAGCGTTTCCTCATACCCTGGCTCGTCTCAGTCTATATTGATTTGTTCTATCCCGCCATATTATCACTTTCCAGCGCGGTCTTCCTCAAGCTACCGTACGGGGTGTCCACCTTTAATCTTGCCTCTGAACGATCGATAAAGTCGTCATCTCGTGCAAACTGTCTCCGCGGTATCTAACATACGTTTTGTTAGTTTCTCTTACCACCGGGGGTGTTTCCCTCAATATAAGATAATTATATCAAGTTGTTTCGTCTTTGTCAACCCTTTTTTGAAAATAATTTAAAAAAGTTTTGATTAGAATGTCCAATCATTGATGATTAATTATAAGAGTTATTATAACACGCTATATTGTATTTGTCAACCCTTTTATGAAAAACATTTTTATGTCCACTAAAGTGCGAGACTTCTACACTTTTATGTCCACTAAAGTGCATTAACTCTTCTTGTTTTGTTTTTCCATATAGGCTGAACACTTGTCATAAGCTTTTTGGTCAACAACACCTTCTGATAATAGCTTCTGTCTATTCTTTAAATGTGCTGATTGTGTATCTTCTTTGCTTCCACCAGTATATGGAACACAATGGCCTTCTTTTGCCATAATTTCTGTAGCCATACACCATCTATCTTCTTTGCCGTAATAAACACTAAAGTCACCAAGGATTCTACCAAACTTCCCTTTGGCATCTTCTCCACCTCGACCTTTAAATGTCTTTAATACAACATCTTTCTTTAATAATTCTTTTAATGCTTTCTTCGCTGCAAGTCCAAATAGTTTTTCAACCTTGTCACGCGTACGAGACTCTGGTGTATCAATGCCCATAATACGAACACGCTCGTTACGAAGCCAAATACCAAACCCTAAGTCAATGTCGACATCAACTGTATCTCCATCTACCACTTTAATTAATTTTGCTTTATACTCATACATTATATGATTCTCCTGTTAGTTGAAGATATTTATCTTCTTTTGCACCAAACACGAATCCACCATTTGAAGTACTTTCGTCCTTCACCATAAGCTGCCGACTCTAATCTATTATATAACAAATTCAATAAAAGCTACTATTGAAATAGCTAACCACATTGCTAATCCGATAACCAGAATTAACAAAATAGAAGCTTGTCCTATCTTGTCGAGGAAATGCTGTAGCCAATCCCACATAATTATTTACCTTGTCCGCGATACTTTTTAAATCCACGCTTTTTGGACTTATTCATCGTTGACATACTTTTTGGTCTTTTACCAATGCTCGTACCTTTTTTCACCCCGTTGTGAGATGTAGAGAACGCGCTAGTCTTTACTGCCATATCTTTTTTCCTTTAAAAATTCTAATAGAGATGTATAATCTCCTATGTATTCATTATCAACAAAAATGTTTGGGATTACATTAGTATTTGCTTTACCTTCAACACACTCTAAGTAATATTTACGAATAGAGCGATCGTAGTATTCATAATCAATACCAAATTTATCACATTCTTTTCTTGCTTTATCACATACGCCACAATCTCTTTGGCCGTATATTTTAATCTTTTGTTGGGGCTTTTGCATTCCACTTAGATACGAATTGTAGTTTCTTTTCTCTATCCCAATCTTTTGCAAGCTCAGGATTCTCTTTGTCAAACCATCTAAGCATATGGTCTTCGTCGATAATATCAACTGATGCAATGGTTTCACCTAACCATCTTTGACTGAATTCGTTTACCTCTTCGCAAGTTACAACGTCACTGGCCCACTCTTCTGCGAGCTTATCAGTGAGTTTTACATCAGGATTGGTTTCTTGCAAACCATCCATCGGAATCATATATGTTTGTCTAAAGCTAGACACACATTCCACTTTTACATACTTCTTCATAATATACCTCAATAAATTATATAAACAATAAACCTATAAAAAATCCAATATTCAACCCAATCGAACATACCAAAACAAAATCCTTAGTAAAACTCTTTTGTTCGAACTCGTATATTTTAATCTTGTTCCATGCTCCAAGTCTTGCTGACTTTACGTGCTCTTTCCATCTCGGTATTACCCTCGATGCCCCTGCCATTTGTATTTGGCTTTTTAATTTCTACTCTAGAAGAATGTGGTGCTCCAAATTCTCTTTCGTAAACTGTTTGTCCCTTATCTGGGCTCTCATAAATTTTTGTCATTGCCATAACTCCAATCCAAAAAGGTTGTTCTGTAGAGGTTTATCAAAAACTTCCATGTCTTTATAAGCCTCGTTTTCTACTTGCTTTTCGTAAAAAGCTCTAAGTTCTTTGTATACACTTCGTATCTGCACTGGCATTACACCACCTTGCATAATACAGCATTCAATCTCATTAGCAAGTTTTCTTGCCAATCTAATTTCTTCTGCGGTTCCACGATCGTGGGTTTCAAAATCATTATTCATTATATATTCCTCAAAATAATACTAGTTAAATATAACAGTAATAATACTGTTCCTAAAAAGCTTCCAGCCAATATAAATCCAAATAACAATATTCTACCAAACGTTGGTTCGAAAGGTTTATTTGGTAATTTACCTACACCGACTAGTGCTTTTAAAACTTCTTTAATCACTAAAATAAAATATCATTCAATGCAAATACAGCCAACATCATACCAAATACTGTGATTTGTATAATAGCTGGAATAACAACGAACATGACCATAGGGTCAAAGTCCATTCGCATCCAATAATCGTCTTTGTGCCAATCTTCTACTTGCTTTGGCGTAGCTTCTTTATAATTTAATTTTTCCATAATCCATCTAATATTTCTTCGACTTCTGGGTAGGAATCCATCTCGTCGACTATCATATCAATTTCATCTAAGCGATCGAGTTCTTCAGCTAACCGATATGCGTAATGTTGTCTATGTAATTCTTGCATAAACATGTTTACTCTTAACCATCTTTGGTAATTAAAATCTTGGTCACCTGAATATTCGCTCATTACTTAAATAATCCTATCTTCTCTCCGGCTTTAATTCTACGGTCATATTCCTCAGGTGAGTCTGGATATCTCCACCCCCATGCTGCTCCTAGTGCCATAAAGGTACCAGAATAAGCTACTGCTTTCCAGTTTCCTGTGAATACAATCATACACAATAAAGCAAATGCCATAAATCCTAACATCATGTACTTTGCTTTTCTTGGGAATACTTTCTTTGTTTCCCAATTTGTTAAGAATGGTCCAAATAATTTATGGTTATATAACCAATTGTGCATTCTATCTGAACTCTTTGCAAAACAATATGCTGCAAATACTGCTGGAATACTAAATGGTATCCCTGGTAGAATCACTCCTACGTAAGCAACTCCTAAACTTAAAAATCCTAATCCACCCCATGCTAACTTTTTCATGTTCATGTTAATATCGCCTTGATGTGTTCTGCAGATACTATAACTGCATCTTGTCCACCTATACGCACTGGCATAGCTTTATCCCAAGATAGATATACTGTATCACCTTTGTTTAAGTGTGCTGCACTTGTGGCAGGACCTACTGCAATTACAACACCAGGTTCTGATGCTGTTGCTTTAACTTCAGATGATAATATAATACCACCTTCTGTTTTATTTTCTTTTGGAGCAGCTGCTACTAACACTTGCTCACCTATCATTTGAATACTCATATTTTTCGTCTCGTTACCGCAGATTTAAGTCCACTACTTTTTTCACTACGTTGTTCTTCTATTTCCATATTCATAATCTGTTTTTCGTCAATCAAAGGTTTAGCAGGAGCCTCACGTTCACGTTTAAATGCAGCTGTTGATACAATCAATAGCATTATTGCAAGTGGGTCAAATACGAATATAATTGTTAAAATAATCCAACGAACAGCATTATCGTAATATGATTCGGCATCATCACCGTATATCATATCAGCGATATATTTTACTGGTCCCAATTCTGCTTCTTGGTCCAATTGCTGTCTTAGTATTGGCATCTTTTGTTCGTTAAGCGATACAATCTCATCTACTAAAATATCAATATTAGCATTGATTTCGTTACGCTCTGGTGTTTGTACTTTATTGACATAGTTTCTATCTTTCGGTTGACTTGTCTGAAGTACATAATCTAAACTCTCTAACCTACCAGTGAGATTGTCTAGTTGTAATTGTTTACCATCTAATCTTTTATCTACAATACTTGCTTCAAGGCTATAACTATCACCAGTAATTGATGCATCGATATGTGCTTTTGAAAGATATCCAAAGATACCCATGCTTGTTATAAGCATTAATACGACAACTGCTGTGGTAAAATAGGCTCGAACCATGTTATTGATTCTATCCCATTCGTAATGTAACCATGCAGCTGATACGATTTTTCCGAACTCTAAAACACTTGCCATAAAAGCAATGCTTAATGCAGCACCACTAAAAATAGTCATTAGTCCAATGATACTAAAGTATGCAGCAGTTGTTGCGAGAGTCAAAGATGTAAATAAGGTTAACCATTTCATAATATTATTTATTTCTACAGAGAATATTTCATATTTGTTGGAATGTATCCTCTAATGCTTCAACTAATTCGTACATCATAGTTGTTGTGTGAATCGGAGTTGGAGTAATCCTCAATCGTTCTGTTCCAACATCTACTGTTGGACTATTAATTGGCTGAATATAAATTCCATGTTTGTTTAAAAGATAATCCGACATCTCTTTACATCGTTTTGCTTCACCAACCATTATTGGAATAATATGAGTACAAGCTTCAGGATGTACTTCTAACCCAGCTTCAATTACCATATCTTTAATAATTTTACTATTTCGCTGATGAGTTTCTCTTACTTCATTATGTTCCATTAAAAATCTTATTGATGCAATACTACCTGCGCACATTACTGGACTTAAACTTGTTGTGAATATAAATCCACTTGCTACACTTCGAATAGCATCAAGAACAGTAGCACCACCAGCAATGTAACCTCCATGGCCACCAAACGCTTTTCCCAAGGTTCCATTTATAATATCTACCCTATCTGATAATCCTAATTTTTCACAATAACCTGCACCAGTATCACCGTATAAACCTACTGCATGAACTTCGTCAATATAAGTTATTGCATTGTACTTATCTGCTAAATCACAGATTTCTTTAATTGGTGCAACATCACCGTCCATACTATAAACACTTTCAAATACTATACATGGAGTTTGGAAATTCTCTTGACATGTTTTCAATGCCGATTCCAATTCTTCCATATTATTATGTTCCCATATAATCTTATCTGCTCGACTATGTTTAATTCCCATAATCAATGAGGCATGATTTTTATTATCTGAAACAAAACAAATATTTGGAATAATACGACTGAGAGCGATCATGCTCCATTCGTTAGCTACATAAGCTGAAGTGAATAATAAACCACGTTCTTTCTTATGTAATTGTGACAATACATTTTCCAGTGTTACATGGTAATGGGAGGTACCCCCAATATTACGAGTACCTCCACTACCTGAACCTGTTTTATCCAACGCAGTTTGCATAGCGTCAATAACATAC